CCTAAGTATGTACTTCCCCGGAGGAACTCCTTGTATGGAGTAATTAGAAAAAGGGGAATTATCGCTGATAGCTTTTGATGCAAGCCTTCTTTTCGCCTTTTCAGAGCTCCCACCCCCTGTTGGAAATGGATAGTACGAAAAAGTATCTACTCCATTACCCTGAACCGAAGTAGCCCTAAAATTTGTACCTGCCAAATAAACCGTAAACCCCCTAAGAGTCTCACCAGTTGAAGGGTCTTTAAGTCCAAATGTTTGCTTATAGTCGTCGTAATTAGACCATACCGCATCGTTAAATGCGTTCAATGGGCCAACACCCCCCCAGCCAAAAGTTGTTCCACTATCGTATGAAATAACTATTTGGCAGTTCGCAAAACTGCTGCTATTTGCAAACAAGTTTTTTATATACAGCCTTCCATTGATAGTGTACGCTTTATTAGAAACACTGCTGGAATAAGATACTGACAATTTAGAATCCACACAAACCGGATCGTATCCTTCTGTGATTCCAGCATCAAAGGATCGATTATCTCCTATTGCCTGAGACTTAGCCAAAAGCGGAACCGAATCATAGTTTTTATTAGAAAGCGAATCCGCTATTTCTGTATAAAATCCGTCGTTATAAAAATTATAACTATTTTCATTTGCCAAAAACTCTTCTTTGGTTAATGAGGTTACGTATTTAAACTTGCCCAAATTTCCTTCCCTTACCATAATAATAACCTCTCTTATTATAGAAAGAGATCCTGCATCCTGAAATCTGTCGGTATTAAATCCTACGCTTATATAATTAAATGTTGTTTGGGTTTCCGTATCTCCACAAAAAACAGGAATAGAGGCTATTGCACTAATTGGACTCAGCGCACTTTTTTCGTAATCATCATAAATCAATTGAACCCTAAATTGAAATACCTTATTCTGAATAAGATTTATCTTTCTGCTTAAATCTTGCTGACAAACAACTGTAGGCTCACAATCAAGAGGATATTTTACTTTCTCTATAAACTCTTCTTTAAATGGAGTTGGATAATAATTATCAGCAATAGCATTCAAATCAATTTCTTCTGATTCCTCGCTTACCGAAACCGATATTTCATACATGGTCTCTTCGTTTTCAGCCAATGCTTCTATCGTTGCACTTTGACCGCACGAGGAAGCAAAAGAAAACGAAGATAAAACAGCATTGTTATTCCATAGCTCTACAAATTTCTGAGCCACGTCTGCCAATGTTTGAGCTGGCTGGCCGCTCTTTCCCCTTCCTGGAGTTATTGGGAATGGCAATGTTTCAGTAGAAAAAAGCAAAGATCCTGGAGGCCTATAAGAAACAGCATATCCAATAGAATAGTCTCTTCCATTTACAATTTGCCTGTTTGAAAAATATACTTCAGTTTTTAACTTTTTTCCAATGCGATTTGCCTTTCCTATATTTATTTTTCTTGGCGAGTTATAATTATCAGTCCAGTACAAAAGATCGTCGATTAACGATGCGCTTGTTATAAGAAAGTCCTTGTTGAAATTCAAAACAGAATTCACAAGAACAGGGTTGATTATTCCTGTATCTGGGAAGTATCTGTATATTCCATGACCTCCTAAAGAATTGTAGTTGAAGAAAATTATACTGTTTCCTCTCTTATCTTCTAAGGCCCCTATATTTATATTGTCTCCGGAAGGAAGTGTATTGGCAATTAAAATAGATCCTTTTGCATTCTCAACAGCTCCTTTGTTGCCCTTTTCTGTTGTACCTATTCTACAACAAAGAGCATACCGATAGCTACCCGGCTGCATGGCCCTAAAATCAGAATCCTGATCAAGCTTTGTAAATATCTTTTTATCTTGAATAGACATATCACCTTTTTGGAGCTTGATGTACATTTACGGCCTGAGAATCTAAGTACTCCTTAACAGTAAACATGGTATCAAAATGTTTCATTTTTCTAAACTGAACAATGTATTTTCTTTCTGCCTCTGACTTATCGTACTGATTCGCCTTTCTATCAAACTCTAATCTTTTCCAGTGAACAAATGCTATAAGAGGCTCAACCGCCTGAACAGGTACAGACGCTGTTCCGTCCGGACTAGATCCATCAGATATATACTCAAGGACAATTGTTTCAGACGGAACCTCAGAAGAAAACTGTATTCTATTATGAGCGTAGTCTTCTTTGTAATAACCTTTACTATTAAATCCTCCACCAACTCCATATAATCCGCCAACATATTGTCCATTTCTAAACTGATCTAAAAACGGCCACGCAATAATTCCTAACTCTACCGCATCTGTATTCTGAAGATTGTCAATTGCTACTGGAAGAGGATCTCCGCATTCACTGAAAGAATTTCCAACACAAAGCGAGTTGTCCAATCCAAGAGTTAAAATACGGCCATTTATACACAACCCTATTTTAGTATATTTCACAAAATCAGGAGGAAGGTTTATTGCCTTATTCGGAAGCATTTCACAAAAGGCAACCTTAACGCTAGTTGTTGCAAAAAGCCTAAGCTCACGATGTCCACGAATAGCATATTGAAGGTATGTTTGATAATGCCTCATATTGACGCTTCCGTCAATTTGTATCATGGCATTCTTAACAATGTAATCTAAACTAACTAGCTTCATTTGTCTGAATTATCTGCAACCTTATCTTGCGGAACCTGCTTTTGTATTCCCATTCTTTTCATTACCTCATCCTCAAATGTCGTTTCCAATCCAGCCGGAATTGGAATATAAGCATCCTCAGGCAAAGAGTAAATAGATGAAATCATTTTTATCATAACCGTCTTTCCTTCATAATAATCCGGCAATGACTTATAAATAACATTAACGCCCTCTAGCCAATACCCAACTTTTCCATAAATACTTTCTGCTTCCAGCCCATAAAACAATCCTTCATCCCCTGCATTCATTGGTATGAACACATTCTTTTCGTCTTTGCTTCCAGAGATTTGTCTTATTCCACGGCCACCATCCAAAGAAACTAGCTGCGCCGGTAATACAGAATAAAGCCTTTCTCTATTAGTGTTTTTAGAAACAGTAACAGAATCATAGGTAGTAATAAACTCTCCCATTGCATCTTCTCCATATTCGTTCAAATAATTCTGAACAACCAGCCCGTATGCAGATTCCATTTCTAAATAAACATCCTGCCTTTTAACTTTGTTATTGGCCGAGTAATCTCCGCCACTTAATTTACGAAGAACCTTTTCAGCTAATATTTCTTTTGTAATCATATTCCTTGCTGGCTTTTAAGTTCTGCATATTGAGAAACCTCTTGATCCTTTATGCTTATTCCTATATAGGAGACCGCTAAAGAAATAATACTATTAATGTCGTTATCCCTCCACTCTAAATTTACGCTGTTCGCCGAATCATAAACAGGCCTTCCACTAGCTATTGTATAGGCCCACTTAGCTTCTCTTGGCTGTCTCAAATAAGAGAACTTAACCGACCCTAAATTTACCGGATATAATTGAATGTAAGTATTCTCTTCAATTGCAATGGGGTCTAGCTTTGTTGGAGGAACTATTTTACTGCTCCTTCTGTACCATTCAAATTCTTTATTAACTATTTCTATTGGTCTAGGCAACGATATAACCGATCCATTTGAATTTACTCCTGTAACAAATCCAAGCGATATTAAATGAACGTAATCTGAAGGATACGACAACTGCCCAGTAGAAGGAACTATAATGTCCGTATTTTTAATAAATATCCCAAGCTCATCAGTAATTGCCTGTGTAGTCTGGAATGCAATTCTAGGAACAGGATTCCCTATTTGGTATTCCTGAGGGTTTCCATAAGACCGCATGAACTTAGTAATTTGAGCCCTATTTATAATAAGATTAAATTGATTTGGGTCCAAGTTTCCACCTGTCGTATTTTGTCTTACGATAATATTTATTATATCTTTTATGTCATTTATGGACGCCATTATGCTGTTATATTTCAACCGTTACAGTCCATCCATAAGTAGCTGTCAAATAAGCTGCTACCACTTGATAAATTGTATATGGCAATCCTGCTGCTGCTGCTTGCTCTGGAGTTAATGTTATAGAACAAGCTGTTATTTTAGTATACGTATTTGCTATAACTGGCGATATCTTATCTGCCCCAGCTGTTCTAAGCGCTAAGCTAACATAAGTAGTAATTTCGCAAGGACCTGATAGTCCTCCTGATGGTGTTTGAGATAATGTGGGCTCTAACATAGCTATTGCATTAGTTACTGTTTGCCCCGTACTTAATGGAATTTGTGATGTGATTTTTAAGTTCATTTTATTTTGGTTTTATTGATTATTAAGCTGCCCCTAATGTTGTTACTGTTCCAGAGCTACCGCGCCACTTTAACGCACCAGCTTCTGCATATAAGATACCGCCGTTTGATGGATTGGTAGTTGGAACTGTTGTTGCATTTCCAATGCCGATAACTTTCACTCCATCGGCCCAACTCACTGAGTTTATACCAACATTCAAATCGTCTTGAATTATTAATGTGTTGCTTGTGCCACTGGAATTATGGAATACGGCAGTTATAGTTGAAGCTGTTAATGTTTGCCCTTGAACGGTTAATTTTGTACCAACTGGTGATGCTATGCCCATTCCTATTTCTCCAGTTTTCTTAATTGCCATACAATGCTCAGCTCCGCTTCCTTGAACATAAAAAACATTGGCAATAGCTGCGTTACCTGCAATGCTGAATAATACACTTGAAAATGGAGCTATATTATATCCCAAACAGCTGGTGCTGTCGATCCTTATACACGTTATATTGTTATTTGATAATAAGAATTCGCCAGCTGTACTTTGAGACATTCTAGTGCCCAAAGTTTCATCTGATGCAGAGAATGTTGTATTTCTCATTCCTAAGAAAAACTCACCAGTTGTAACTATACTAACCTTATTGTCAGGACTTGATGTTCCAATGCCTATATGACCATCGTTTCTCACCATTAAAGAGTTTGATGAACCTGTCGAGTTATGTACCTTTAATCCAAAAAATGCTGAAGATGTTCCCTCACCTAATATTTCTACCGTTGATGTTGGCGCAGCTATTCCAAAACCGTTTCTAGTTGCTAAAGAAATCAATCCATAATTTGCTGTTGAGTCTGATTGCGCAGCGATATATATGGCATAAGAATTAGTTGTTCCTGAATGTCCTATATTTTGATAATACGAACCATACATGGTAGTTGGCTTTGAGCCTGTCCACACTGGCGTATAAAATAATTGATGCGAATAAGTTGCTATTGTTCCTGTTTGAGAAGCCGTGCTTTGTGCTGAAAGAATCAATCCATTTACTGTGTTTGATGGGAAATTTACTGCACTATTGAGAACTAACTCAGAAGAAATACCAGCTGTTAGACCTCCTAAACTTGCCCCGCCTGATTGCGTAACTCTGCTCGATATACCTATTATACTAGTTGCTAAAGAAGTTGAAGTGTGTGTTAGGTCTGAATAAACACCTATTGGACTGACAGCTGCTGTCGTTTCATTAACGTGCAACATATATTGGTCGCTGATAGAAGAGTTTGCACCAACTCCCATGTGTTTTAAATTCAGCAATCCCGTAGTCGGTGTCCAAGTAAAATTAGCTCCCATAGTTACAACACCAGCTACATCCTGTATGGACGAATCTCCAAGCAACACTCCGCTTGGGGTGAACTTAGGAATATAATTTAAAGTCCCTGAACCTCCCACTTTGCTATTGAAAGCACTCCAGTCCGTATTTGATAGCTTTCCTGTATTCGATGAACTTGCGACAGGAAGATTAAATGTATGAGTTCCAGTGGCTGATACAATCGCAAAGTCCGTTCCTGAGGTTCCTGTTGCAAATAATTGAGATGGATAAGAAGAGGCTGCTAGACCATTTAATGATGTTATTCCCCCGCTGCTTCCTAAAAAATCTATCCAATTAGCATTGTCTGAAAGAGTATTATTAGTTCCTCCCAAGGCAACATTAGCCAAAATGAACGTTACATTATTAGCAGGTGTTCCATCGGCATTACAAGTAACTAGCATTCCAAAGGTTCTCTGCTCAACCGGAATGTTATTTCTAGCCGCAACATCAATAACCTCCCTCTTTCCGCCAAGACCTATAGCAGCGTCATGGGTAGGATAAGTGTCTAAGGGCGATGTTTGAGATATGGTTCCTGTTACTACTACTCCCATTTTAATTATATTTGATACCAACCAACAGCTGATCCTGCGCTAAACCACACGTACTCAATTGTTTGTCCATTAGTGATAGTTACAGTAGCACCAGTCCTATTATAAAATCTATTTGCCGCAGAAGATCCAGCATCTTGGTGAGTAAAACTTACCGTTGATAGTGCATAATTAAATAAGATAACTCGCTGTCCATCAAAAGATGGAATCATTCCGGTAATTGTCAGCGGAGTTGGATTTCCAAGAGGCTTAAGGCTAGTATTTCCTACCGCAAAATTATTGAACGTCCCTGCCGTAAAAAATAAGTTTCCTGGAGTCGTTGCAAAAGCCCCGCCTACCGCAAAAGAAGAAGTAGCTCCAGCCGTACTATCATTTAACGCCCACAAACTTAAAGCACCGGCAAGATTTGCCGCCTTGAATGAATAAGCGGTATTATCGCTCGTAGATCCAAAGATGTGTAATCTGGCCGTTGGCAAAACAGTTGCTATTCCAATGTTTGTTCCGTTGTCAAATGCAAGAGAATTACCTACAGTTGTTCCATTAGGAGTAAATTTTGGAATATAATTTAACGTTCCTCCTCCTCCTATCCCTGCGCTTCCGGCTAAAAAATCAATCCAGTTAGCGTTGTCCGAAAGGGTGTTGTTTACACCTCCAAGTGCTACGTTTTGAAGTTGATACGTTTTGTTATTTCCAGGAGATCCGTCGGCATTTACAGTTACCAACATTCCAAAGGTTCTTCTTTCAACAGGAATAGCGTTTCTTATAGCTATAGTCGCTGCTTCTCTGGCTCCGCCAAGACCTATAAAAGAATCGTGCGTTGCGTATACATCAAGTGGAGATGTGGTGGCTAATGTTCCGGTTACTACTACACTCATACTATATTTTATATATCAACATTAACTAACTATAATAGTTATGCTTCCTCCCAACGTAAACTGACTTCTGTACAATCTATAATTTGTTGTTACGCCAAGTGCATTTGTTACACTAATTAGCGCATACGACCATCCATTTTGGATATTTGAATATGCTGCATTATCAGAAACAGTGGCCATTGAAATAGGCAACAAAGTACTTGCATCTTTAAATCCGGTTGATGCAACAGGACTTCCAAGACTGTCAGGCCAAGCAAAATATTTATACCCCCCTGCTGCCATTAAATATGTTCCCGCTGGAGCTGCAGACAACTGAGCATCTACAAGGGCTTCTATTTGAGCTTCCGTCAAGACAACGTTAGCAGAAGTGCCTATGTACTTTTTAAACAACCAAGTTACCGTAAAAAGAGAATTAAATATTCCGCTCTGTGTATTGGTTGCCTGAATTTTCCATTGATAACTTCCTGCTCCAGCAATTGTTATCGCAGATGCGAAAGTTATTGCTTCAGTAAAATCATTCGCAATTGGTCCAGCCAAAGGAGACCCTGCAGTTAAATCACTTATATAAACAGAATTAACCGCCACGTTTGCAGCATTCGAAGTATTCCAATTAAAGGTCTTTATGCCTGCTGCAACAGAAGCACCCGCCTCTATTGTTGTCGCCTGTCCACTTATAGAAAAGGCCGTAAATGCAGGATTTTGATATGGATAAAGAAGTCCATCAAACATTTCCTGAAGAGACTGTGCAACAGGGAAGCTGGTTCCTGCCGGATATCCACCAACCGCCGAAGGCATTGATGCTGGATTTATGTAACTACTTCCACCCGCCGTGTTTGGAATCCAAGATCTCACCCCAGCAGCACTTGAACTCCATATATACCCATCAGCAGCAGGAAGTCCTGCGTCTGGCTCAAATGTAGTATCTACGTATGCTTTATTTGTTACATCAACACCGGATGCATCATAAACTAATTTATAGTACCAAGTGGTGTTTGAAAGCTTGTATTTAGCATAAAGAATAATTCTTCCTTCTAGAGCCTGAATGTCAGTTAAGGTGATTCCGAATATTGTTACAGAATTTGCTCCAACTGTAAGAAGGGCCCTAAAATCAACAATCATTTCATCCCCATCTAAATATGGAGTAGCTGGGGCTCCTTGAATTTGTATAACCCAGGATGCCGCCAAGGTTGCAGTTCCATTAAATACCTGATAGCCTTTATCAACTCCTGGCTCTAAATTAATGGTCCCGCCTCCAGATGCTAAAGCAGTAAGCTCAACCCCTTGAACAGGAATTGCAAGACCCGCATTTCTCAAAGCAGACACGCTTATTGCAAGACTTGGGGTTCTGCTAATCTCAAACCATCCAGATCCTGAAATATATTGCAAAGAAATTGAAAATGCCTGATTGCCAGTTAAGAAATTTACTCCGCTTGTTAGGGTTATATTCCCCATTCCACTTCGGAATGTAACTATCCTAGCTGCGTTAACACCTCTGAAAATTACAATGTCTCCGGTGTTAAAATCCGTTGTCGAAATTGAGTCTAGATTATCAGAGGCTGCCAATCCTTCTGTATCAACATTAACAACCATCACACTCGCATCTCTTAGCGGAGTAAGAGCTCCAGTTGCTATTGTATAGTTATTTACCGGCAGAGATGACTCTAGGCCACGCAATATAACATTCCTTGAAATCTCTGTTGCTCCAGTTAAGTCCCCTTGAACTGCACCTCCAGCAGAATTAATAAAATATCTTCTTCCATAAGAGGTGCTAAAAATTCCAGTATTTGGAGGAAGAGGCCCAGACGTTAAAGCGTCTGTAAGAAGTTTTTTTACGTTAAGTGTATTGTTTTTTAGTGAAGATATAACACTTACACCATCGTAATCAACGATGTAAAGAAATCCACTGTTATTGCCTAAGTCAGAAAGTGCAGCCATTATTGTTTAATTTCAATGTTTACCATTATTTTATAGTTGTACACCATTGCATAATTTGATATTGGATTTCCGGAAACCTTTTCAACAAACTGAAACTTAAAAGTACCTGAACCAATATCAAGTATCCTAATATCCACCGGCTGGGCCGATGAAAATTGGTTTGCCTGAGTTGTTATGGAACCCGATAGGGTTTGTGTCTCTAATTGAGTGAAACTTAAAATAGGCTTATAGGTAGAATTTGGAGATGTTTGAAATCCAGAAACAACAAACAAATTTTCTTCAAACTTCCATAATCCTACGCCAACACTTCCGGAACTTGCAACAGTCATAGGAGCCATATTCGGACCCTCGCTTACAATGTTTGAAGTTGTTAGCGCAACTGTTGGGGCAGCAAAATTACTATACTCAATTAAGCATTTTGCTTGCTGTGTATCAAGAGGGTTAAACGGAAGGGTATTAGTTACTGTATATGTATCTACTCCACCAGGAGTTGTTTTTACTACCGTTATTCCAACTCCTCCAACAACATTAACCGGGGCTAATGAGTTTATAATACTCATTACACTTGACGAAATAGAAACTTCGTATGTTACAGTATTACCATTAACAGTTGTATTAATAGAAATTCCTGTTCCAGCAGAAACAACCACATTAGTTCCGCTGCCACTTGTACACAAAGGAACGACTTGCTGAGGAAGATCGCTATCATCGCAAGAGCATGCATCTCCGCAATTTCCTATAGTTTTAATTTCTGTTAACGCAATGGATGCCTCCGTAGTTTGACCACAAGACTGAGCCATTTGAAACAGCTCGACAAGTTGAAATATTCTGTTAAGAGAAGCGAGGTCCAGTGCCGCTTGCTGAGGATTATCAACTCTATTATTTTTATATCTGTTATTTAGCGCAATAACACAGCATGATATTTGGCAAAGACTTAAATCACAATCAACAATAGTCTCTTTAGATCCAGTCAATATTGCATCAATAGTGCTTCCATCAGGAAGCGTATAGGTTATATTAACCTCAAGAGTAGTTGTCCATGTTTGAGTATAAATAGGACTAACCAAAACCTCAACATTACTAGACGTTATTGGGGCAAAATTTAATGCAACCGGATAATATACCTTATGAACTCTGCTATTTATAGTAGCATTTCCATAGTTGGTAGAATCAATACTTTTTAGAGTTCCACAAAAACAATCAACCTCCGACTCTATTTGTAACTCAGGAAGGTCGTCTGAATATGTTGCCGACACCTGAGTTTCATTGTACACCGCTTGATTTGCATACTGCATACTTGCTCCGCCTATTCCTGAATTAGGAATGGCCTCAACAACAGTTACCACGGTACTAACTCCATACACTGCAGATACTACCGTGTATGATCCATTATTTCCAGTGGACGACCTTACGATTGTAATTGTGCTTCCGTTAGGAATCAGAGATGCGACATCTCCTGCAATAGTAAATGTCTTTGAACCTTGGTTTATAGCAGTTATTGGATTGTCAACAACAACGCTATAATCAACTAAATAAGTTCCTTCTATTGGATCGCTATTTATATCGGTTGGCATGGCCAATCCAGAAAAGTACAAAGAAGTACTTCCTAATATATCAGGCGTTCCAAAGCTTGTATTATTGTGAATAATATTCCCTAGAGGATCAGTTACCTTATAGACCCCCCTAATGTCATTAGCAGAGATAGACAAAGAAGTATAATCTGTGTCATCTTGAAATTGAAACGATGCCGGAGTTGTTGTTCTATTAAACTTTACTAGCGTGGAGAGGTCTGCAGGAAGTGCCATTATATAATATTTTTATCCTCATCAGGGAATTCCTGACAAAGATAAAAAATATTAAATACAAAATTATTTTTTTTTAGTCCTGAACTAGTTGAGCTTCTTTGATCTTTTTTCTCAACTCAGCTTCACTTAATTTTGCTATTCCAAGCATCTCAACTCCAAGCTCTTTTGCTTGCTCAATAAGCTCCCTAATCGTATCTTCCTTAGCCTTTGGAGTTGAAGCCGAATGGCCTATTCTTTTTGTCAATAACTGCAATTCATTTAAAACTCCTGAGTTATCTGTTCTCATTAACCACTCCATAAAGAAGTCTAGCGGAACTCTTCCGGAAGGAATGTTAACAATCGTGGACCCTGCTGAAATTCCAGCCTTATTTCCCCAAACCCATTTTTCTGACTCAGACCCAACCTTGATATAATCCGCCTTTTCTGCATCGTATATCATGGACTTCATGTCTGTTTCTGCACTAGAGAATTTTTTAATAAACGCTGATGGATCTTTTTTGGCTTCTGTAATTAGCGCATCTGTAACTTCGTCATCAGAAATGTTATCAACATTATTTCCTAAGCTCAATGACTTCAGGAAGTTTCTTTGCTCATAAATTGCTTTTTGCTTATCTCCAATAAGCAGAGACATTGCACGATACTCAAGAAGCTGAGACGACTGCCTGTCAGATGCATTTAACGCTGCATCAACCAATCTAAATCTAGAATCATTATTCCCTTCTTTTTCTAAGAACGGGTGTTTTTTTAACCAATAAAGCAAATCAGGATCTGTAACCTGGACCAACAAAATTCCTCCAACAAAAGAAACTTTATGTGGCATATATCTTCTCACCTCTTTCCCGGAGGCATCCATAAACGGAGTGTCTGTTTTTACATATCTAATTTCTACGTTTTCGTTTTTTGATTTATCATACACCACATAAGAACTTGGTATACTGTAATATCCGGCCTTTGTTTTGTAAACCTTTCCAGTGTCCGTGTCAACCCGATCTCTACTATATAGGCTATTTAGTTCAAATAGCGCAGCTTTTTTCATCACTGGAATCTTTTCAGCATCCAGCTTAACCCCATTAATTAGAATCATTTCTCTTTCGTTTTTTTGTTATTAAAAAATTAGCACCACGTCTTAGGTGGTGCTAATTGGAATTATGCTTGTTCGATTAAGAAGAATCGATTTGAAGCAATGAATTCTGTTCCAAATTCACTTCTCATGTTCAATTCATCTTTATCCACTTGATTGGTAGACGCTTTCGCACCACCAGTCAACCAAACTTTCATCTTTCTGTTATAACCGCCAAGGGCTTTATAACGTTGTCCAAAAGAAGGGATGATGTTTCCTGTTACGGAATCTTTCTTCGCATCCATTGGCATAACTACGCCCATTCCTGGAATTTTATATCCTGGAGCTCCGTAGGTTTGAGGATGATTAAATCCTGCCATTCTTTTGATGTGCCATGTTCTTTCGGTTTTTGTGAAAGATTTAAAGCCGATAGTAAGATCTTCTGCCTTACGAGCTTCTTTAAACATAGCGTACACAATCGCACCTTGAGTAAAGCTGTTTACAAAAAGGTTATCCCATTCTGTATGCAAACCAAACCCAAGCATTGCCAATAATTCTGCAGGAGCAAAATTTTGATCCAAGATATTATTCATAATATCAAAATCAGGCAACGCATAAAAACCAGAAGTGTAAGTATCTACGTTACCACCACCTCTAACCCAAGGAACTAAACCGGTAGTAGTTCTGTTTCCAGATGCTACCAAAGTAGTATTTGTAGTTGGTCGGTCGAATAACATAGCTCCATTCATTCTCAAAGACATACGGTAATCTGTATCTAATTGTCCTTTTAAATAAATAGCAGGGATTGATTGTCCATCAGAAGTTTTATCAAACCACAATTGGTTTGTTGCTTCCGAACCGGTATACTCGTTAGTTTCTTTTACGATCTTCGTATTGAAGCTGTACTTAATCTGACGAGCAACTTTTCCTGAAGGCTGTCCTGTTCCTTCTGCGAAATCATTAGAGTAGATGATAACAGTATCACCTGCAACCAACGCCCCGATGTTATCGGTAGATTGATGAGGTTGAACGGTTATGATCGGAGCTGATGGAGTTGTAATATTTACGTTTGTAACAGTTCCTGTTACTTGATTTGTAAACATTACGTTGTCTCCAAGTTGGATGTAAAACCTGTTGTTAGAATCCAAATCTTCTGTACCTAAGGTAAACAAAACAGGATTTCCTGCACCAGGAGATGCTACGTTTGCTCTAACGTGAACTGGAACATGAATCCAGTCTTCTTCAAAGTGGCTGTATTGTGTTTGAGCTACTGGCTCAATATAGCCTAGAGTGTCCATGATTTGATAAAATCCTAGACCTTGATCTCCATATTTTCTGAATAAAGTGTTTCTATATTCAGGTTTGTGTATGTCAAATGTACTTATGTAAGCATCTGAATACACTGCGGTTACTGCACTTGGTGTTGCCATTTTTTAATTTATTTTATCACCTCTTGCGAATACCCTCTGCTTCCATTATTGCCTTAACAGCGTCATCTTCCGTTCTAACTGTTTTAGTAGCCGATGGAACATGCTCTGCTTTAGCTCCTGTTGGATTGTGTATCTGAAGAATTTTTTCTTCCTCTTTTTTAGACGACACTTTCTGAGCGATTGCCTTAGAGATGTGGTTAATATTTCTGTTAATAAACTTCTCTTGCATGATCGCTTTAAATGCTTTTATTCCATCTTCATTAAATTTCACCGGAGCTCTGGACATTATGTCTTCCATCTCCCTTGCTATTTCTTCTTTCTGTTCTTTTGTAGGCGTATATTCAAAAGTTGTACCTTTTTCATCTAGCGAAACCGATATTTTGTTTAGATCTGAAACAAAACTAGGAACCGCCTTTTTCCAAGACTCAACTCTCTGTGACTCTATTGCTTGTGCTTCCGCTTTTTTGTTTTCCGAAGTAGGCACATAAGTCATGTTCTTTAACTCATTTAGCTTACTACGAAATTGATTTGCCTCTCTTTGCATTCTTAATGACCCGGCCTTCACAGAGTCTTCGGAATGAATATCCTTATTCTGCTTATACTCTTCTTTTATAAGCAATGAGATATCTTCTTCTGTCCAGTCAGGATTCTCCAACTTTAATTTAATCGCCACAACATCTGAGCTTTCCATTGCCGAAATTTCTTCAGCGGTTAAGCTCTGTATAGGAGAGAAAAGCTCCGTAGGGTGTCCTTCTTTTTCCCAAGCAGAAAGTTTAGCCGCATACTGATATGTATCAGATTGCAACAATTCTTGCGCCTCTTGGTGCTCCTGAATAATCTTACTAAGATCATCCTTGCTTTTAATAGACCCGCCAGACATTTCGCCTAGTATTTTTTCGTAGTCTACCTCTACAGGAGTTTCTTGCTTAGGTTCTTCAGAAGGTGCTATTACTTCAACTTCTTTTTCTTTAATAACAGGATCCTTTTCGTCTGCCACTTTCGTAGTTTCTGCCGCAGGTTCTGCTGCTGAATTAGCTATTGGATCTGGTGCCGTTTCGACATCCGATGGAGGAGACGTTGAGTACCCTTGCTCTTTGATTAAAGCAGCGATATCATCCGAAGCATCCCTTGTTATATCATCTCTTTTTTCCATTTACTTTCTTTCTTGCATATTCATTTGCAAATATACAAGATGTTTTTATTTATCAAACTTTTTCTTCTATTTTTTCTTTAACCATACCCATTTCAGCAACCTGAATTTTAGACTGAGATTCTATCTCTTTCTTCTGTATGTCAGACTGATCCTTTGATTGAGAGGCTCCTGCTTTTATTTGCGTGGTAGCAATTTGTGCTTGCCCTTGCTTTGTATATTTATGTTCATTAACCCTTATTTCTGCGTCGGCAGCCCTATCAATTTCCTCTAATTTAAACGCATGTTCTTTATCCATCTTTTCATTGTCAACTTGGGCCTTAGAGGATATCGATCTTTCTTGTATCTGGGCATTCACCTCTGAATTCTGTTGGTTAATTTCCATCTTCGCCTTAACACGTTTTTCTATTCTAAATGCAAGAACCTTTTCCGCATACCTCAAATTTCCGCCATCTAAAATTCTCATTATAAATAAATAATCCGGATATGTTATTTGTCCGAATCCAGATTCATCTCTTGTATTGAGTGCTGTTAATGCAGCTGATTCAATTTTTGCTTTTTGATCCTGAGAAGGCTTGGCCTGAACTTTTATTCCCAACTCCATTAAGCTTAAGTCTTGGGTGATTTCAATTATTTTTCTAGGAGCCTCTCCAATAGCGTACTCGTATCCTTTTAATTTATTATACTTAGACATCATCTGAAGCCTAAGCGCAGACGACTTTGCAGTCCTTGTAAATATGTTTTTATATGCACTAATCAGTGGCTCCAAAGAGTTGGCCGACGCATTTAATGCTATTTGACTTCCTGTAACAGACTGTCCTTTCTGAGGAGAAGATGCGTCAAAAACTTCATTAAATCCAGTGACACTTCTTATCATTTCTATATTGAAGTTAATGTCCCCAACAAGCTCTTGCCATATTTGCCCCATTCCTCCAATGGCATTTTCCACGGGCCTGTGCCTAGTAGGATCTCCATTAACTCCGGTTCCTTTATAAATAAGATTTCCTGTCGCATCATATACTGCTAGAGCTTGTAGTGGAGTAAATTCACTTCCGCCTATGCTCATGTTTTCTAATGCATCCAGCTCTATAATAAGTCCATTTGGCCTAGCTTTCGCTTTTGCGTTCTGAAGCTTCATCCAAGACAACATAAATCCATCAATAAACGGAATCGTCTGCTCGATGTAAGACTTATTTGTAAGCCTGTAGATATGGTATGGTAAATTCGTTTCTTTTAGATTAGACTTTTCTCTTGGCATATCCTTAAGCTTTCCGTAGTCGTATGCGCAATCGGTACCAATGATCCACTTACACCCATAAGACATAACACAAGCCGCAGATGAAGACGACCGGCTCTTTCTGTTTCTTTCCTTGTAATAAACATCTTTGCTTATCTTCTTTTCTTTTCCGGAATCATCTTTTTTAATATACTCCACTCCACTATCTGAATCTCTGGTAAAGTATTCGTACTTCTTTGCTTTGTACCCATATTCCTTGGGGTACGTCATAGTGTCTCCTGCAACATTTTCTTTTTGTTCATAAAAAGATTCATCTACAGTAAGCCAAGTTAAATCCATGACTTTTATTTTGTTCTCCCCATACTGATTTAAAAATCCGTACTGTCCATACATCCTGAATTCATCAGAATCAGTGTCAATAAAATCACTAAAATAAGCGATTGGATTGTTGTATTTTCCTGAACTATACCCAACAACATCCTTATAATCCTTTATAGACAATTGATCTCCTGCATCTGCATATAGCTCAGACAACGTCATTTCAACTATTTCCCCAATGGCGTTAGACCCCTTACAATCATTTCTTCTTGTTCTCCTAACAAACAAATTAACTGGATCAACATATCTTATTTTGTGCTCTCCTTGCTTTGTTACATACTCTCTTGTTCCTGCTATTCCATTGTCGAACAAGTCTGCCCAAATCATTTTTCTTATTTCAGTCCAATCGTTGTGATAAAAAGTTAAATCTAATATACCGGACATAGCCATCTCCGTAGATAGCTTTATGGTATCCATATAAATCTCAAGCTCTTCTTTTGTTTCCGGCATTATTTCCTCTTGCTCTCCACTAACATCTGCTATAAGGCCTTCCGCAACAAGCATTTCATCAACCTTTTTCTTTGCCCAAATATTGTATTTTATCTGAAGCCTTTCCTCGTCTGAGGCTGGATCAATAGCAGAAAGATCTATTTCATAATCCTGCTTCTCTAGAAGTCCTAAAACTATATTTCTGTATTTTACAATCGGAGAAACAGGAGAATAATCAAGATCGACATAAGATTTTTGGGCCCCATCCTCATCCTTAAAAGACATCCACTTTTTATACTTTGTATTGTCCTGATTGCCTTCGGCGTAAAGTCTGTTGTTAATATAATCAACCCTTCTGTTTGCCGGTATTAAAACATTATCCGAATTATATAAGTCATACGCAGCCTTTGCATATTGAATATTATACGCCTTTTCCTGTTTTAATTTTGGATCTATCCAGTCGCTTGGGAAGGAGGTTGTTTTTTGGTTTAAATTAATGTCGGCCATGTTGATAACTTTTTATACTGAGTATGTATGAAATAGCTTCCCGGATATCTTTTTTGTATCAGGACGCAATTTAAAACTTTTTTTAGCACCAAGCAAAGCATATCCCGATGCAACAAATAAATCACTTGGCCCTAGATTCATAAAATCAACCTCTCTTGCTGCTTCAAGTATTTCCGGATGAACATCTCTTGATCCATGTAAATTTATATACGATTCAAACTCTGCAAATATAGCATCTTTTGTTTTATCATTTGTGTTCGCTCCGGGGGTCTTAGATATTCTATGATGGGAGTTCCTTTGGTAAAACAAATAACCTCCATATCCTCTTTCCAGGAAGTAGTCCCAAACAAAATCCACATTAACCTCTGGAAACATTTGAATACCATAATAAACACACATCATTATCATGTCCTCGCCATACTCCCTTTTATCTGAGGTTCGATTATTGTAGGAGCAAATAAATCTATTTGTCTTCCATTCGGACACATCTTTATCTTCGGGGTCAACTAATATATTATGATTCATAAAAACAACACCAGAACCCTTTGATTTTTTACTTCCAATTGTTTCATTGTACTTAAATGGATCAGCCCCGGCTATTCCGAATGTAGTGTTTCCGGGAAATCTCTCTGATGACCTATAAATAATCTTGTTTGCCTCTATAGGATTTTCGAATAAGTACGATACTATAAACTTTGCATGTTCTTTATTTGTTTTTTCAAATATTACTGTAGTGTCTTTTTGATTGTCCTTCCATCTGAAATTTCCATAGCTCACGTATGGATTATCAAAAGTAAAAAACTCTAATCGAGAATCTATTATTTCCACATTAAATGGACACTCTTTCCCTGCTGACCTAAAAGCCTCTTTAATCGTAAACGGCATCTTTCTTTTTAAAGAAGTCAAGGCTGCCGGCTTACTTCTAAGAGCCTCTCTTTTTGATATTAAATCTTTTTTAGACTCTTCAACTTTACTATTCCCGTAATCGTCTACAAGGTATCCTTCGTATGCCGGTGTAAAATGCCTGTGCAATCCACTCTCAGTCCTTCCTGTGTCCTTATAAAGCTTAGATCCAATATCGCTTGCGTCCCATATATCCTTAAAGAATTTCCCCCCCATTTTTTCCATCTCTTCAACGGTAGTCGTCATCAGGGCCTTTCCAATAATTTCTCCATCCACCTCTAGGCAAAACTTTTTTATATCCCATCTTTTAGAAACATTAGCAACCACAGTTTTACCTATCTCATCCTCTATGCTAGTGTGAAGCTTTGCTCCATCAAAAGCAGTTTCTCCAGATGCCCTAACCTGTATCCATGATTCTAGTGCGTCTTCATTCCCAAGCTCAAGCTGACTCTCCTTTCCTCTTTTTGTAGGAGTATAAAAACGTAATTCGTGCCTTGGATTATTTGTGTTATCGTAGTGTGGCTGGAAAAAAAATGGAAGTTTTTTCCAAGGAAGAGCTATTGTTTTTTGAAAGAATTCTGATGCGTCATCGTCTGTTTTGCTTTGAATTCCACAATACCTATTTTTATGCGAAAACGTTCTGTAGTAAGCGATGCAGCCAGCTCTTGCAGAATTATGAACAACAGTTCCATCTGCCAATAAAAATAAATTATTTTTATCTACGGAAAACCCATAATAATCACCCATTCCAACAGGCCTTACCTCAAATCCGGTATTCAAAGAATTGACCCGTGGCTTGTATACATGATTGATTTTCTTTCTTTTTATTCTAACAGGTATTCTGTCTATACTTCCATGTATTTTTATTCTATAAACATTACACGAATAATCCTCTTTATTCTTTCTTTTAAGTGTTGATTTTTTAATATTTATACTAGTATAAAACCCAAGGCTCCTTGAAAGCTCGACTATCCCTGTTGCTATATTTTTATTCTTTTGAATTATTTCATAAGAATATGACGGAGTTGGCTTCCTTTTCTCGCTCTGAAGATAACCATCCGTATCTATAAGTCCAGCTAACAATTCTAGTCTGTTTTTTTCAGAATCAATCAAATATTCTTTTGGTATATTTTTATTGAAAAGCACTCCGATCTTAGCCAACCCTTTTCTATATGGATTTTTCTCATCCAGATATAGGTATTTGGGGTTGTATTTTTCTTTAAACCAACTTCTTAAATGCCTACGACTATCATGGCCCCATCCAAAAAAATCATTAAGCTCTTTTATTGTTTTAAAAAACAATATATTCCCCTCCTTACATATTGATAATGACTTTCCGCCATCAGTTTCTTTTCTTAATAATCTGTATGATAATTTATAATTATGTAGATTTAAGTTGTTTCGGTCGCAAAACTTATTAAGCTCATCTACGATTTCATAATCTACTGTTGTTATACCTCCATCATATTTATTTCCATCTCCTAAATAAACACCCAATAAATATGGAGGTATGTAATGCTTATTTTCTTTAAAATTATCGCCCCAGCCAGCCCTAAACAAAACTAAATGACTTTTCTCGTGGTCTTCTAAATTCAAATAATCGCCTACGCTTATATTTATTATCGACTGTTTCTTCCAGCCTCTTTTTAAATTACCACATTGCTTATTATAATACAAGGACAAAATATGTGATTTATTGCACAAAAAAGAATCCCCTTTGTGTGGAATAATTTCAAACATCTCTTCTCTCCCGGAAGTAATCCCAGATACTATTCTTTTTTCAGAATCATCGCCCATAACAAAATCTCCGTCTTTAATATCCTGAACCATTTTAACGGATCCGTCGTACATCCTTATAGGAGTATTCAACCCAAAACACTTTCCTTGTCGCCTACGAGTCATCTCAACAAGCCCATGACAGCCTTCATCTTTAACAATTTTTTCCCAATGCAAAAAAACATTTCTATCCGTTTGTTTATAGTTTGGCTTTCCAAAATCAGGCACCCAATAGTTCAGATAAAAATAATGATTGCCGGTTATGTATGTTAGATCTCCATTATTATAAAACCACTTTCCGTTTTCTATGTTTTTATACTCTCCTACAATATACTTATGTTCGTCTGGCCTTAATAACTTATGGATATCCTCCTTGTCCATTCTACTAAACCTCGAAAAATCTTTTGGCAATGGAATCTTTTCCCATTTCTGTGAAGAAGCAGGCCTATTGTAATTTGCTATTGTATTTTTATTTGGGGGATCTGGAAGTATGATTGATACTGGATGTATGTCATCAATTCCTTCGAATAAAATTATCTCCTGCTTGAAGTCTGAATATTTTTTAAGATTCGCCATTATCCCTCTGTTTAGCAATCCACTCCGGGTAACTCACAATATTACCAGACTCCTCCTGCCCAACTTCATCTGCAGTATAAATTAGCTCTATGTCTCCTTGAAATAAGTCATCCCCCAGCACCTCTAAATCATCCAGCATTTTTTTTGTCTTCGCAAATAAATCTGTTTTAGTTGTGCTATCCTCCGCATCGTCACCCTTTCTTCTTTCCTCTAGCTTTGATATATTATCATAATAATTTTCTAGACCCGAAACTAGCAGCGAATACCTAAGATCCCTCTGATTTCTAACATACCTAATAATCATCCTGTTTGCCAATTCATTCCTTCCGGCAATAGCATCTTCTATGTGAGGAAAAAACTTCCCGTCTTTATTTAATTCGAATCCAGCCTCAATAGCGCACAGAACTTTTCTCTTATATAGATTCTTCTCCATAAGAAAAGGGCTCTTTTTATCATAACAATAGATAATGTATTTTATAAACTTGTCCTTGTCTATAATTTTTGGAGCCTCCTCCGATTCCTCATCTTTATTCTTTTTTAAAAAAACCTTCGCCTCTCTAAGAACAACATTGAATTCACTATATCTTTCTAGCTCAGAGAATACTTCCAAAACTTTTTGTTTTGGCTTTAACGACTTAACATTATACTGTAATTGACTGAAGTCCTCTATCTTGATGTTCATTTTTTATTCCATAAATATTTTCATACTTCATTCTATAGTACGTGTTTTTCTCTTTGAAGTTAGAGAATAATTCGTATTGAAGCGGGGTATTTGAGAATGTCCTAAAGAAAACTAAATCCCCTTCATTGCATGTTTTTTTTTGTCCCAAAAGTGGATTTCCTGCATATACTACCCTGCCTAAATTACAGTGATTCTTCTTTCTTATATTCTCAGGAATAATAAATCCCCAATCCGTTTTATCATTTAAACTATCATCTATTGGTTCTACCAGAATATGACCATTAAGAGTTATAACCTGATCGTTTCTTTTTGCACAAAATAAGGCAGAGTAATTTACTATGTAGTAAAATTGATTATTGTGAATGATGTATTTTTTATCACGAATGGCATTTGCGCATGATAGATAATGAAAAAAAACAGTGTCTCCTTTTTCTATTTCTATTGTAGTTTCAAGAACGTCGTCTATCCTTGGAGGAACACAAACTACTTCTCCAAATGTTACAGAGAATTTTAATGGGTCGTATGAACTGTCTAGCCAAACTTTAAGCTGATGATTTTCTTCTCCAATAACTACATGATCATTTTCTGGTCCCGGCTTTATTAAAACCTGTCCTATACTTGTCCTTACTCTAGATAAATCCTCTACTATAAGATGAGACATATTTTAAAATAAAAGCCATTAGTTACATCGATGTCCGGTTAACCAAGGACTCTATTAATCTAATGGCCGTTTATTACTTTACGGTTTTTGTTCCAAATTTCTTTCTAGCCGCAGGAGTATCTTCTCCGTCATATAATTTTTCTTCCGGCTCTCCATAAGAATGTTTAGTTATAGAAAGAAGAATTTTTGGCTCCTCCTTTTTAACATAGTCGTCATCAGTTTCCGGAGGCTTAGGACTATTCTTTTTTTTATCTATAGAATATCTTTTCTTTGAATTTGGTTTTGCCCTTAATATCTGAGATACTTTCTTGCAGGTTCCTCCTTTACAGAATTCACCTCCTGGCATTTTAACTGATGTAGGTGTCATGTTAATTTTTTTTTACAAATATAATTAAAATTTACAACCATACACTTCCTTTGCTCTAAAAAGGAATTCAACAACCGAACCCCATTCCCCTTTGATAATGAAATATTCATGCTTTAGTATTGTTGCGACAATCCCGTAGTTATAAAACAGTTTGTTCAAAATAGTCTCTCCCTTTCTCCACACTTACATTTATATCCGTACTTATCAAGTATCGAAAAATCGTGCTTATCACAAACCGATTTTATAACATCAGGTTGGCGCAATACTCGTAATATATCTTGTAGGACTATTCTTGCTTTTTCAGCTTGTCGTACTATATAATCATAATCCCCATTTTGGTCATTGATTATATTTAACAATTTTTCATCAATTTCTTTTAATTCTTTTTCCATATTATATTTAGTTAATTTATCCGTACTGCCACAAGCAAGTAACCATTACCACACCACATTTTTTTGGTGGAATAAGTATATAGTTACCAAATTTAATATGGTCTGTAAAACTCCACTTTCCCATCGACTATTTCATTTATGTTTTCTTTGTTTAATACGACAATGCTTTTTCGTATATTACCCTTTGTATTTTGCTCTGCTATTTTGAAAATTCCATCGTCTAGAATAAAATACACCACAGCTATATGACTGTATGTCTGGTGCCCATTTTTATAACGAACTTCTTTGTACAAGATAATATCTCCAGGTAGAATTTTTTTACTCTTTATTTTTTTTCCATAAACATGCTTGCTGTCAGATCTTTTATCCCAATTTTCGTCAACTTTTTTTAATGCATAGTCAACTAGATTAAAACAAATACCCTTTCCAACCTTAGTTCCAATAACTTCTTCTACAGCATCAAGTACAATCTGATTCTTTTCCGGTATATCTAAGTTACTTTGAGATAGCAATTGTAAGCTTACAAACATTATTACTGATAACATTTTTATAGTTTTCATAGTAGTAGTTTTTAAGGTTACAACAAAGATAGTAATTATATTGCATATATGCAAGTAATATTTATAATCTTAATTGCAGGAGGAGGAGCGAGACGGTGTTAAAAAAATGTTAACCCCTTACCCCTAAAAGAGATTAACACTTTTGTACACATGCATTGAGTTGTCGCTGCCGTATGTTTGTTGCGGAAAATGTTACCATCCATTCAACAATTTAAACATTTCTTTCTAGAGTAACAGCCACTTTCTTTCCAGTGCGACCAAAAACTCTCCGAGGCTATTTCAACCCGCAATGCAGTAAGGTTTTTCTGCTAATCCCTAAAAACACAAAACCCCACCAATGTTACTTGACGAGGTTCTTAGTAAGGGCTTTGCTCGGTGTTATACCGATAAAAATTGTTTTTTTATTGTTATTCCGAACCTCGTCAAAAGTTCAATAACGGAACAAAGGTAAAAAAGATTTTTATATCTCCAAATTTATTTTAATAGACAAGCACCATGTAATCATTAAATACATAATGACTAATGGTGCTCTGCGCTATGTGATTCACTCACTTTATAGCGGGTGCGCAAATATATAAAAAACAATTAAACGGAGTAAAATAAAAAAGCCCTCCATGTTGAAGGGCTTTTCATTGAACGTAAATAAAATTACGCACTCACGTTAGTTCCGGGTTGATTAGCCAGGGCTTTAATTTGAGAAATCGTTTGCTCTACTTCATACACCACAGGAATAACTCTTTTTGAAAGAGCTGTAAATCTAGACCCTCCTGTTGAAAGACTTACAATTCCTTCCATTTCAAGAGGATTGATGTCTTCGTATGTAGGATAGGTTAATGTTTTCCCGTTTCGTTTTACTACCAAAAGTTTAATTAGTTGTGCCATGTTATTTATTTTTAGTTTCAACAAATGTAATATAATGGCCTGTTAATAAATTTATTATGAAGGCATTTGCTGTAATATAATATTACATATATTTGTGAAATGGAATCTATAAAAGTATTAGTAGAATTAGAGGGGAAGGCCCTTCAGATTATACTTGACGAACAATCACGAAGAGCAAAGTCTGGAAAGCCAATAGGAAAGGAAAGGCTTATAAATCTTCTTTTGACCGAACTACATGAATTAAGGATTGCGCAACCCGCCCTAAGCAATGAAGGATGGATTAATTATTTAAAAAAGAAATGAAGGTATGTTTAATCATTCCGTACTATTTAGATAAAAATAGGCACAGGAGAAATGAAATTAATGAATGCTTGTTCGAAAAGAACTTGAAAAATAAATCGATCAGTAGGGTGATTGCCGTGTGCGACACTGAAATAAAACTTCCATACGATAAAAAATTAACCGTAATTAATATCGGTAGAAGACAAAAATATGATGACTTGTTTAGGATTGCAGAGAGCATAAACCCAGAAGGCCTTAATATAATAGCCAATGCTGATATATTCTTTAAGAAAGACGACATAGAGAAGTTAAAAAAAATAGATTATACAAATACGGTAGTATCTCTTTCAAGGTGGGATGTTTTAAAGAGCGGAAAGTCAGTCCATCATTCACACAAGGACAGCCAGGACTGCTGGATATTCAAAGGAAAAATAAATGTGAATGGAAATTTTGAGTTAGGGAAGGCGGGGTGCGACAATAGAATAGCTTACGAGATAGGGCTTAATTACAATATAGTAAATCCATCGATCGACATAAAGTCCTACCACCTCCATTCTTCAAATATCAGGAACTACAAATCAAAAGATGCCATACCCCCTCCGTATTTAAGGGTTCCTTGCTGTTATTATTCTGACAAAAAAATTAAAAAGGTTTTACACATAGCACTTCCAGGTCAGCCTGAGTTAAGTTCAATGTTAAAATCATTCGGTGAATATGTTTACATCGACTGGAGTGAAGAGCTTAGGAAGACAGACATTGTAAAAATTCAGGAAAAGATAATTAAAATCAGCAACCGGTTTAATCCTGATTTTACATTCATGCAGATTCAAACAGCAGACATAATTACTCCTGTTGTGGCCAGCCAACTAAAAGGGTTTGTAATGAATTGGAGTGGAGATGTTCGTGAAGATATTTCTTGGATGAGTAATTTAGCACCCTATGTGGATGCAACCTGCTTGTCAAATGAGACAGACACTGAGTATCTAAGAAGAGAGGGAGTTGGTTCGTGGTTTTTTCAAATAGGATTTGAGCACAAGATATTCAATCCAAACGGCCCCAAGCTAACAACTAAAAATACAATATGGGATCATCCGGAAGTTGTGTTTATGGCCAATAATTATGGGAATAAATTCCCTTTATCAAAAGAGAGGCGTGATATTGCAAAAAAGCTTTATGATACCTATGGGCCTAAATTTCTATTATGTGGAAATGGATGGGAAATTCCTGCAATCAATTTAATGAATCAGCCTAAAAAAGAGGCTATGGTTTATCGCAGCTGCAAGATCGCCATCAACTCAAATCACTTTATTCACAAAAGATTTTCTTCTGACAGGATATTTAGGATAATGGGTAGTGGCGCATTCTGTTTGACAAGGTGGTACCCAGGAATAGAGAAAGATTTTATAGACGGAGTTCATTTAAGAACGTTTAAGGATGAAGACGAAATGGTATATTTGATAAATCATTATCTAAAGAACGAGGCCGAAAGAATACAAATAACCGAGCAGGGCTGCAAATTGGTTCAGGATAATTTTAGATGGGCTAGCAGTAAAAGAATAATAGAGCAGATTGCGAGTTTCCCTCAGAAAAAAGAAAAAATGAAAGATAAATTTGCTTTAACTCCACTTACAAACAAAGAGTGGTTGGAATATTTAAACGAAAAGTAATGGGAAAATATTCGCAGCTTAACGAAGAGGAGATATTAAAAAAAATATTCCAAAACGCAGGAACCACAAATAAGTATTTCGTTGAATTTGGATCTGGTAATGGATACTCTAATTCTAACACCAGGCATCTAAAAGAAAAAGGGTGGAATGGATTAATGATGGATGGATTTTTCGATGGCAACATCGATGAAAACAGGCATAAGGAATTTATTACTGCGGAAAACATTTGCGATCTTTTTAGAAAACACAGAGTTCCGGATGTGTTTGATCTTTTGTCTATTGATCTTGATGGAAATGATTTATGGATTTTGGGTGCTATTTTAGAAGAATATTCTCCAAGAATAATAGTGGCAGAATTTAATCCGGCTATTCCGGTCGGGGTTAATCAAACAATCGAATATAATCCAGATCACGAATGGAATAACGATGATTACTATGGGGCCAGCTTCGAGGCATTTGGCTGTCTTGGGTCAGATCACGGATATAGAATTGTCGACAACAATGGCTTGAATTTATTTTTACTTAGAAATGACATTGAGCTAGATGGGCCTTATAATAACACATATACAGAAAGGCACGATCATAAACCATCCAGTAGAACGGATTGGGTGAAATATTAACACACATAGCTATGATGGAAGAGATGTTTAGGCCAATTAAGGGATTTGTCGGAATATACGAAATTAGCTCTTTTGGAAGAGTCAAGGCTTTGTCAATAAGAAAATTACGTGGCAGGTTTTTTCGCAAGAGTCCTGATAAAATCCTAAAGGCACCTATCAATTCTAGCGGGTATAGGCTTGTCTGCCTTCAACACAACCACAACAGAAAGTACTGCTCGGTTCATAGACTTGTTGCCACGGCCTTCATTCCTAATATTGAGAATAAATCGCAAGTAAACCACATTAATGGAGTTAAGACTGATAATCGTGTTGAGAATTTAGAATGGTGCACTCCTAAGGAAAATATAAAACACTCAATCGACTGTGGGCTAAAGCCAAACATCAGTGGAGAAAACAGCATCAAGGCTAGACTTGTAAATGAAGATATTTACTTTATCAGGAGTAGCGATTTGAGTGAAAAAGAACTTGCCATTAAGTTTAATATCAATAGATCAGCAATAAATAAAATAAAAAGAAGAGAAACATGGAAGCATTTAACGGAGACGAATATTTAGAAAAAGAGTTTATTCATTTGATTGACAAATTTCACATACAGACAATTTGTGAAACTGGCTCATATTTAGGGCAAACCACCAAGCGGCTTTCTGAAATATGTAGAAATGTTGTAACGATAGAAATCCGTGAGGATTTTTATGTTCAGGCGAAGAATAAATTAATCGGATGCCACAATGTAGAAATGCACTTAGGGGACGCTCCAAAGGTTCTTGATGAAATTCTGCCCAATATATTACAGCCACTAATGATTTTTCTAGACTCTCACTGGGGCTACCCAACTCCATTAAAAGGAGAGTTCGAGGCTATTGCTAAACACGGAAGGCCGGCTGTCATTTGTATTCACGACATGAAGAATCCGGATGATCCCACAATGAAATATGACACTTACGATGACCAAGAATATACACTTGAAGCCATTAAGCCGTATATAGAACTTGTGTATGGAAAGAACTACAAATACTATTTTAATAAAGAAGCAACAGGAGCCAGGGTTGGGGCTTTGTTTATTACCGCAGAATAATGGATGTAATAATCCCGCACAACACTTCCTCTTATTGGGAGTGCAACGAGCTTAGGTATTGCTTAAGAGCTCTGGAAACGAACTTCATGGACCTTCGTGATATATACATTGTTGGTGATTCTCCTGCGTGGACAAAAAAGGTAATTAATTTCCCAGCCGAGGACGTTTATAAAAACAACAAAGGGGCTTGTATCATAAATAAAATACTATCCTCTATTGATGCAAAATTTATATCTGATGATTTTTTATTCTGCTCTGATGACCAGATTATGTTAAAGCCCATGTTCAAAGAAGATATCCATCCCTATTACACATACGACCTTATTGGAAATAGATTTAATGGGTATAATAAGTTTTGGAAAAAATGCCTGGTTAATACAAGAAGAGCGCTTAGAAAAGAAAAGCTTCCGTGCCTTAATTACGAAACGCACACACCAAAGATTATCAATAAATCTCTTTTCAAGTCTGTTATGGATAAGTATGATTGGGTTAATGTACAATACCCAACGCACAGCCTGTACTTTAATAATATAATAAAAAATCCAATTAAAATGCCAGACAACTACAGGGCGTTTTTTAATCAAGAGGGCATGGACTTGTCTGTCCTTGATAACAAGTCATTTCTTGGGTTTAACGATATTGGATTGAGCTGGAAACTACAAAACAAACTAGAGGAATTATTCCCATATAAATCTAGATACGAAAAATAAATACGATTTTACTTGCGTTGTTAAAATAGCTGTTGTATATTTGCAACCTCATTCATACAATGAACAATAGAAATAAAATATTGATTGATTCTTTTGAGGCAGGAAGGATGCCTCCGCACGACATAAAACTAGAAGAAGCCATTTTGGGGGCTATTCTTATAGATTCTGACGCTATCTACATGGCGTCAGGATTGTCTGCGGAGGCGTTTTACCTATCGATACACCACGAGGTTTACAAAGTAATGCTGTCTTTGTTTGACAGAAAAATGCCAATAGAAATTATAACTGTTTGCAATGCCTGTAAAAAAAGTGGAATATCTCCTCCGAAAGGAATGACTATTCCTTTTTACATTTCCTCTTTAGCGAACAGCGTAGCATCTTCTTCTAATGTAGAATTTCACGTTGCTATTTTAAGGCAAATGCACATACAGCGTGAGCTTATAAAAATAAGCACAAAGACGATACAAGAATGTTATGGAAAAACGGTTGACGTATTTGATACGCTAGGATCTTTAGAGAAGAAGCTAACAAGTATTTCTGGTGAACTTCAATCTAGGGATGTGAAGCATATATCAGAAATATCTAACTCCGCTGTTGTTAATTACGAGGAGTCGCTGAGAATGGGAGTAACTGGAGTTCCGTGCGGAATACTTGATCTTGACAAAAGAACTGGAGGATGGCAAAAGTCGGATTTGATATTAATAGCAGCTAGGCCTGGAATGGGAAAGACAAGCGCAGCAATAGGGTTTGCAAAAGTTGCATCACAAAAACATGGAATACCGGTAGCTATATTCTCTTGCGAGATGAGCGCAGAGCAGGTTGCTGTTAGAATTATCTCCCAGCAAAGCCGGTTATCTGTTGAGAGAATAAGAAGAAGGCATTTACTAGAACAGGAGGTTGGTGAATTTAAGTCGGCCTCTAAAGAAGTAGGAGAACTCCCTATTTTCATTGACGACACCAGTTCTTTGTCTATACGTGAACTCAGGTCGAAGGCCTCTAAATTAAAGAGAGAAAAGGGGATAGGCCTTATTGTAATAGACTACATCCAATTAATGACCGACAATAGCAGTGGAAAAATAAACAGAGACCAGGAGATTGGCAATATATCCAGGGCATTAAAGGGAATAGCAAAAGACTTGGATGTTCCAGTTATTGCGCTTTCTCAGCTTAGCAGGGATGTTGAAAAAAGAGGAGGAGCTAAAAAGCCAGTTCTGTCAGACCTTAGAGAGTCTGGATCCTTAGAGCAAGATGCAGACATTGTTCTATTTATACACCGCCCAGAGTATTATGATCAGAATGCTGTAGACGAAGAAGGAGCTTCGCTAAAAGGAATAGCTGAAATAATAATAGCAAAAAACAGGAACGGATCGTTGGATACAATTATGTGTGAATTTGAGGGAAGAACAACAACATTTAGGGATTTTAATAGTCAATTCTAGGTGAAATATGAAAAAATACTTTATTAAAAAACAAAAGTTATTAAAAATATTAATTCGAAATATTCGATTTTGGGTAATTAAAAAATTGTTTACTGATGATGAAAAATACTTAATGATTCGAGCAATAGACGATAGAATTAATATTCTTGAAAGAATATCGGTAAATGAAAGGTGGGCGGACAAGAGTAATATATGGGATGATTGCAGTGATTACGAAAAACTTAGAGAAATTTTTTCAACGAAAGATTGGACTTGAAATTAAATTAAAGCAAATGATTTATTCTATAATTGACTATAAAAAATAAACATGAAATCTATCCAAGAAGTAGACAAGGAGATTGAACGCTTAACCTCTGACGCAAAAAGAGAAGAAATTAAGCCAAGAGAAAAAAAGAAAATTCTAAATCGTATCGCTATGATTGGATCTCTGCGTAATTATTTGGAGCTAAAGCAAGACGAGCCATCTCTTAGGAGGCAGCTTGACGAAGTTGTTTTTAAAATAGAATTTATAAGGGCTCGATTTCTTCCGGTGATTGAAGAGAGGAAGTCCAAAGGATTAAAGCCTCCGAAGGATTATTCAAACAATCCCGACTTGAAAAAACTAATACAGCAGAGGAATTGCTTGACATACTTATTAAGTTAAATAGAAAAAAATTAAAGTAAGTTAGCAGAAGGGGGTTGGCTTCAATTCATCGACTGGCATAACGAACATAAAAAATAAATGAAAAAGACAGAAAATTTAATTACTTCGCACCCTGTGTTACTAGAAGTAGATTTTGCCGACTTTCATATAAAATCATCAATTGGAATAGAGATAGCAAGCCCAATGAGATTAGGAATGATTGAGTATGTTAATTGCGACTACAAGCAAACTTGGGCGGAGAAGAGGGTGAAGGAATTAATATGGAAACTAAAAACACGAAATGCAAACTTGAACAAGTTTATAGTTACAATATTAATGGCAATGAGCGTAGTGCTAATTCTCGGATTTTTTTTATGGTTGGCTACATTAATCAGAAGCGAATTGACTCAAATGATGCTTGGAATATTAGGAGCGCAACTGATAATTATAGCATACTTTTTATTGATAAGCGTATTTGAGTGTGACCCAAACTTCATTAGAGCGAAACACAAAGGAAAATTTTATTTCCGCTAACGTTTTGCAGATTGGCGTTTGTGTGCCACGCAAAAATGTTTCTTTCAAGGCACACCGTTTATTGGCACATAACGCAAATGTGCTGTTATGTTTAGTATTTTAAACTTTTAGCGATGGCATACGATAGCGAATATCACACAGAAAAAGAATTGAAAGAAATCCAAAATTGGGATGTAAAAGATGCTCATAATTTAGTTGAAAGATTAAGAGATATGTGGGAATACAAAAATTACTTCATTGAAAATTGGGGACTTGACCATATACACAATGAAAGACCAGTTTTGATGTTAGAATTACATACTGGAGGATGGAGTGGAAATGAAGATATAATTGAAGCATTGCAAAATCATAAATTATTTTGGATGATGTGGTGGTGGAAAACTGAAAGAGGAGGACACTATTATTTTGAGGTTGATTTTTCTCAAATAGGATTTAAGCCCGTTGATGAATTTTTAAAAGAAAATAAAACATACCGGCAATATATTTACAAGTTCAAGAAAAATTATGAATGGATTAAAATATCACATGGTAAACGACTTATCCGTGCGGTGGCAAAAGTTTAAAATATTGAACATAACGATTGGCAATATGAAACGGTTGCCTTGTAAGACGTTTCACAATATAGATGCAGTTTCTGGCAACTATTTTATATTGCTTGTTATAGCCAGTTAATTTTAATCAAATGGAAAATATATTTTTAAATTTAAGTGTAAAAATGAATGGATATTTTGGCGATTATAAATCTGCTATTGATGAAGCATATATTTTAGCAAAACAACTAAATATAGGATGCTCATTGAATTACGCAAATCAATACTCATTCAAAATATTACCAACTATGACACAAGATGATATTGATAAGTTGAAAGAAGCTAAAATTGTCATCGGACTTTAATTGTCTATAACGGTTGAGGCTAAAAGCAGTTGCCTATTAACAAATACTGCTTGATAACACGCTTAGTGGCAATTGCTTTTTTAGCCTTTGTTATAAGCTGTAAAAAACTATTTAGCGATGGAAGATATAAAGATTGGAGTAGGACAAATTTGGGAGGTTACAACGGAAACCTTTTTTACAAGTGGAAATGATGACAAACACAAAAGACCAACAAAATTATTGAAGGGTGAAAAGATAGAAATTAGATACCCTTACGCTTGGCATTTTAGAACAGAAGATAATTTTTACCTACACGCAGAACCCGAAATGATTTTACAAAATTGTAAATTGTTTGGCATTATTTGGGACAAAGTAAGGTTTGGAAATAGAGCAAATTTAGACGAGATATTAAAACTACAATTGTACGAAAGGTGCGTTGGCAAATAGTTTTTTATTGCTTATAACGGTACTTGGCTAAGAGCTGACCGTTATTAGCATTATGAATAGTGAGCGTTTAGAAAGGTTTGCTCCTTAGCCGATGTTATGTAACAGTATTTTTTGAACAGACAAACGAAGGAAAATTAATATTAACAAATAAAAACTAAAAAATCATGAATTATAGAACAGAAAGAATCTTAGAAGCAACAGTTAAAACGGTATTAATATTATCAATAGTGGCATTTATTGGCTACTCAATAGTTGGAACATCGGGGAATGTAGCAGAAATAAAAAGACAAGCTCCATCAGAAATTGCAAAGAGAAATTGGAAAATATTGAGATACGAAGGTTTTCAATACGGAAGTTGGGGAAATCATGGTGGAAAAGTTTGGTATCATGTAGCTAATATTGATAATCCATCAATCCAATATAAAGTATATGTAACTCTTTGGAACAATGAATTGCAATATTGCTACGGAGAACCAGAAGTATTAAATAGAGTTGAAGTTAATTACGCTAAGTAGTACACAGGCGCGTAGGCAAAAATATTGTACATAACGTATGGTGCTTGCCGAAGGGCGGGTTTAGAATTACTAATGTTAAATTAAGTACAAATGTCAAATAGAAATACAGATGCTCAGGGCTTGCACGTCAGCCCGCCTTTTGGCAAGCACGTGTTACCTGCTGGCGTTTCTCGGGTGCTAATCACTCACGAAGAAAGTCAAACGGTAATGGAAGCCTTTTTAAACGCTGGCTTTGACGCTTACAGTTGCGACCTTTTGCCATCAAGCGGAAAATATCCAGAAAGGCATTTACAAATGGATTGCTTTGAAGCCATAAAGTTGATTGAGCCTAATTTTTTGGGAATGCACCCGGAATGCACTCGGCTAACAGTTGCAGCTAATAAATACTACAAGCCAGAATATGCTGATAGGTTTCCAAATATCCACGAACAAAGAGCCGAAGCAGTTGAACACTTTTTGAAATGTGCCGAAGCATTAGAACAAATTGGATGTGGTTATATTGAAAACCCTATTGGAATAATGAGCCGACTTTATAAAAAGCCAACTCAAATTATACAGCCTTACCAATTTGGACATACTGAAAGAAAAAGTACTTGTTTGTGGCTTGCCGGATTGCCAAAATTAGAACCGACTGAAATAGTAGAACCTGATATTATTATTCATAAAAGCGGTCGAACTGATAGCCGATTGCATTATGAAACATTTAAACTACCAAAAGAAGAAAGAAGAAAAGCAAGGTCAAAAACCTTTTTCGGAATAGCAAAAGCAATGTCTGTTCAGTGGGCTTCTTACGCTTGCCGGTAACGTTTTGCAGATTGGCGGTCGTTTTAATGCCGCCAATGTGCTGTTATCGGCTGCCCTTCTTTCGGAATGATTATTAACAATTTAAAATAAATAACAATGAATAAAGAAACAAGAAGTTTTATTTGGGGCTTAGTTTTAGTCCTAATTTGTGGAAGCGGATTTGCTATTCACATAATTGAAATAAAAATTGGTAAGCCAAGAGATTGGTATGATTGGACATTAATGGTATTAACACTTTACGGATTAATCTCTGGTGGATGGCGTGTCTTTCGTGCTGTCGATTAGGGTTGCCGATAACGTATCGGTGCTATACGATGTGGCGGATTTTCAGCACGAAAGCCCAATACGAAGCACCAAAGTTGAATTAAGTAAAAATGTTTAATCGAAGCACGTCAGCCGCCATATTGTATAGCACTTGTTAGCGGCTGGGCTTTTAACGGATCTAAAAATGAATACAGAATTAATGTTTAGTAGTAAAACGGAAATGTGGGCTACTCCACAAGATTTCTTTGATAAGATGAATGAGCAATACAATTTTTCTTTAGATGTATGTGCCATTCAAGAAAACGCAAAGTGTGCCAATTTCTTTAGCCCTGAAACAGACGGACTAAAACAGGAATGGAAAGGCACTTGCTGGATGAACCCACCATACGGTAGAGAAATTGGCAAATGGGTTGCAAAGGCTTATCAGGAAGCAGTAGAAAAGAAAAATTGTATTGTGGTGGCTTTATTGCCTGCCCGAACCGATACAAGATGGTTTCACGATTACATTTATATGATGTATGGTGTAGAAGTTGATTTTATTAAGGGCAGGCTAAAATTTGGTGATGGTAAAAATTCAGCCCCATTTCCGTCTATGGTGGTTGTCTTTAAGCCTTGCCGCTAACGTATGGTGCTTTGCGAAGGCAAGGGATTAGAAGCACTAAACTTTAAAATTAAAAACGAATGATTGATAGAATTACTGAACAGCCATTTTGCCAAACCCGTGTTAGTGGCAGTGCATTCTAAGCCGAAATGCTTGGATTTGTTCTGCTGTGCTGGCGGGGCAGGGATGGGATATAATCTTGCTGGGTTTGAAGTAACTGGCGTGGACATAGAGCCACAACCTGAATACCCGTTCACTTTTATTCAAGGTGATGCACTTCAATATGTAAAGGAACACGGACACGAATTTGATTTTATACACGCAAGCCCGCCCTGCCAACATTTTACCAAATACAATAATTGCCGTAAGGATTTGAAAGAACGATATGAAGATTTGATTGAACCTACAAGGCAGGCGTTGATTGAAAGCGGAAAGCCTTATGTAATTGAAAATGTTGTTGGAGCTCCTTTACATAACCCGATTACATTATGTGGCTCTATGTTTGGACTTGATGTGCGTAGGCATAGACTATTTGAAAGCAACTTTGAAATACCGCAACCCAAATGCGACCACAAAGTATGGGAACCAAATAGATTTCCAGGGGGCAGGTCAAGAGAACGTGGACACGCCAGAGTATTATGCAGGGGAACAGTTGAAATTGGGAGGTGGAATATTCCGATTAAAACACAGCAAGATGCAATGGGTATTCAATGGATAACGGAATTACGAAAGTTGAGCGAAAGCATCCCGCCAGCTTTTACAAGATATATCGGTGAGCAGTGGTTGTCGTTGCATTGCCACTAACGTTCCGATTATTGCCGCAGTGGCGGATTAAATAGCACAAATTTTCAACTTAAAAACAAATGTATATGAATAGCACAAATGACCAATTAAGCTCTAAGCCCGCCATTGTCGGCAATAATATGTTAGCGGCTGCCCTTACTTCCCCTGCTTTAGAATGGCAGTCAGATAGAGGTGGTAGAATGAATTACCCTGCAAATTTCAGAGGTAAAGTTCCGCTAAAAGTAAAAGTTGCGAAAAACGTAACGCCTGACCTACCATTTTTGAAAAAAGAGTTAGGTGTAAAAGACGATACAATTTGCTTAAAAGACAATGAATATTATGTATGGGTAAATTCATACGGTGCAGTTTCTGCCATCCTGCCAAACGGTGAAAGGCTTGGTTTACTTCCATCAGAGTTTGATGTTACCGAGTGGCATTCTTAGGGTTGCCGCTAACGTCAAAGTATTGCCGAAGGTGGGGCATTAAACCACCGAAGTTAAATTGAAAAACAAATGTTTAATATGAGTACAGAAGATAAATTGAAAAACGTCAGCCCCACTTTTGGCAATACAGTGTTACCTGCTGTGCCAGCGTTTGATTACATTAAGTGTCCGCTACACCGATACACTTTTTCAGTAAAGCCAATAAGGGAATGGACTGAACGTAATTGCGAAGGCAAAACTTTAAACCTTTTTGCAGGTAGGACAAAGCTGAATATTGATGAAGTAAGAAACGACTTGGATGAAGAAGCGTTGGCTGATTACAGAATGGATGCAGTTGAATTTTTAAGAACGTGGCAAGGTGAAAAGTTTGATACAGTATTACTTGACCCACCTTATGCCTTTCGTAAGAGTATGGAAATGTATAAAGGAATAAGATGCAGCCCATTTAAGCAGATGAAAGATGAAGTGATGAATGTATTAAAAGAAGGTGGTAAAGTAATTACGTTTGGCTACCATTCAAATACAATGGGTGCAGGTCGTGGCTTTACTGTCGAAAAAGTGTGTTTGTTTTCTCACGGTGGAGCAATACACGATACTATCGCAAGTGTCGAAAGGCATTGCAGGTAACTCGCAGACATACGAAACCAATGTGGTAAATATATTTTACAAAACACTTGTATATATAAATAATTATACTCACATTTGCACACAATGATGTATTATTTTAAATATGGATTCGAGCACAAGGGGTTTCAATATGGCTGGTTTGAAAAGGAATTGTATCGCCTTCCATCTAAAAGTGATTTAAGGTATTTTGGATTTAAGAAATTGACGCCAATAACTGTAGGAAATCAAATTGGCTACCGGTGTAAAAGAGATAAATTATCTGTGTATCAATTACAGCAATTAACTGGAAGGATAAGTGTATCGATTGAAGTAATAAAAGACAAAGACGTTCCATTTTGAAATTATCAGAATTAATAAAAGAGCTAGACCGTGTTTTTTCTTTGTTTATACGACAAAGGGATTCTGACGAAAACGGGAAAGGAAAGTGTATTACCTGTTCTAAGGTTGGAGATTACAGAAAAATGGATTGCGGACACTATGTGCCAAGGATGGTGTATGCTACAAGGTGGGATGAGACAAACGCTTATCTACAGTGTATAAATTGCAACCAGTTTGACTCTGGCAATCTTATTAAATTCGCAGAGGAAATAGACAAAAAGCACGCAGAAGGCTATTCGGAAAAGCTAAGGTGCAAAAGGCATTTCTTCTACAAAGTAGAGCGACTAGAGCTGATCGATAAAATAGATTATTATAAATCAAAAATAAAACAATGACAAACGAAAACCTCAAGTCCGTCTTGCTAGAAATAAGAAGGGATTACTTCCATGTGGTATTAATGCTAGCTGCGCTGGATCCAAAGCATGCAGAGTATAAAAAGCACGACTATAAAGATCGAACTAAGTTTGTCCACTCTATCTTGAAAAAAGCAGGAGAAATTCAAGGAAAGTTTATACAAACAGTATTAGCTACTAGCGAAATTCCTATGGACATAGCCGGACCTATATTCGATGAAGTTTTAAAAATGTCTCCGGAAGAAACAATAAAAACAGGATTAAAAAAACCAATTGCCCAGGCCTAATGGATAACAGTGAAAAATACAAAGAATACTACGATCTTTCTCAGAAAGAATACGATACGTTAGTTGAAACAAACTACTGGAGAATGAAGCATAAATACCCTATGATTGAAGTTCCAAAAGTCGACATAGAGTACCACAAAGCATTCGCTAAAGCAATAACAAAAAAATGAAGATACTTTATTTAATCCCATTGTTACTCTGCTTTCAGCCTCCAGAGAAAGAATATCTACCAAGCATAGACGTTACAGAATCTTTATTAGATCACAGGTATTTTAAAATAGCCTACGACTGTAGGCATAATTGCCCTGTATGGGTTTACTATAAATTAACCAAAGATCAAGTTCTAGAAGAACAAGCAGAAAGAAGAAACAACTTCCACGAAGACGATCTTTTAAATAGTTGTACTCCATCAAGCGATAACTACGCAGGAACAGGTTACGATAGAGGACACCTATGCCCAGCAGAAGACATGGATCACTCACAAAAAGCAATGGATGAAACCTTCGTAATGACCAATATTTCTCCTCAGGCACCGAAGTTTAATAGAGGCATCTGGAAGCATCTTGAATCTTTCATAAGAACTACCGCAATTGAAGAGGAGGCTCTTTACATCGTAAAGGGAACAATACTGGGAGAAAACAACAAAAGAATCCCAGGAGGCATATCTATACCAAAATACTTCTACGCCACATTCATCAACAAGGAAATAACTAAATCCTGGGCCTATATCTTCGAAAATAAAGAATCCCAAGACCCACTCCAAAACAACAAAATCTCAATTGACTCCCTAGAAAAAATAACCAACATAGACTTCTTCTACTCCGTAAACGATAAAACAGAAAATCTATTAGAAAAATGAACTACGCAATCTTAACACTAAAAAAAGAACTAGATACCCTAAGCATGTACGACAAACAAAATGACTACATGCTAGATTCATTTAAAGAACAAAAGGTTACTCCATGCGTAATACTAAAAGAAAACACCACAGAATGCAAACAGAAAATAAAAGAAATACTTATGGCCCTTAAAACACTACAAATGATCCGCCCAATCTCTTCGAATTTTTGAAAATACAAACCACACAAACAATGAACCTTTTAATAGGTAAAAAACACTAATATGCTGATAATCATTTGTCTATACGGTGTGATAATGGCATTCTTGTGTAAGAAATGCATAGGGAGGTGCGAGCGAATGAAGGTGGGTGATTACCGATATTCAGACGCCTACGCCAAACTCAGACCAAAAACGACTTTCCGGCACCGTGTACCCATGTATTCTATGGTTCTGATTCACAAACGATTGCATGCAAACCTAATCACGAACACGATAGATAACCTATTTATCAAATCCTAAATATAAATTGATGTGCATAATAACATAAAAATGAGGGATAAATTAACATTAAAGCAAAATATCGATAGGGTAGGGGAGGGGTCAAAGTGTCATATACATCGCATGCCACGAGGTCTATTTAACATAATTATTTTTATAAGACAGAGTAAGCCGACAAGAATAACGCTATTGATTAAGCTTATTTACGCTAGATTTAACGACCTTTTATTTATTTTGGATGGTCGACATGGTAATATTCGAGATAATTCGCCTAAATTCGTTTAAACAAGAAAGAATAAGCAATAATAGCTACCATTCATTTCACTATCTTTCACCTGTAATACATTAAAAACATTTAAAATCGCTTAAAAAATGAAGACAAGACATAGTTTGGAGGTTGTTAACGCTTTTAGATCGTTTCATATTTCTTACATAGCTAATCAATATAAAGTGTTTGAAGGATTGCGGGATAAATTTAATTTATGCGATCATGAAATAAAGATTATATCGGCTTCGGTTGACTTGCTTGACTCCCTTCGGGAGGGGGTGCGGTATAACTATGTAACAGGGGAGCGGGTTAGTATATGGCTGGGACATAAATACAGGTCTAACAGAACATATGAAATGATGGGTCGACTGGTTGAAAAGGGGTATTTAATCATAAAAGAATTTAAGCGCAATAAACGCGGGGTCATTTCCAAGCGATACATATTAGACCCAAAGGCTTATTTGATCTGCGAAGAGTATAGCCGGTTAATGCTCAAATGGTATAAAGCTAATTACTTCACTGATCGCATTGATAGAGAGTTAAAAGAGATATACGGTTTAATGGGCTTTAGAAAGATACTTTAATTTGGCTTGAATAATAAAATTAAGTTACTTTGTAGCCCTAAAGTAGGGGTTATATAATAAATCTTGACAATGGGATATAAAAACGTACTAATAGAGATAGAGAATACACGCAAGGAACTTAATATAACTCAGCGTAAGCTAGCTAGAATAGTCGGGATGAGTCCACAGCACTATTGTGCCACAATGAAGGGAAGAAACGCCCTAATGGCTCCAAAGCTGATTGAGCTGATCGAAGCCCTGGGGTATAACATAACGTTTTCAAAGATAATACGATGATCGATATAAGAATATGTATTGAAAGGGTAGCCGCAAAGGACTTTAAGGAACAAATGGAGGTGGATGGCTTTGGAATGCTTACCGACGCCTCCGGCTATGCCATACTATCCAACAGCAACAAGAAATACTTACTATTCTTTTATTATACTACGTTTGGATGGAGGTATTTAATACCAACAGATTCTCACATACTAGGCTTTTCCTACTTCCAAAAACTACACATGGAGTATATTTTAGAGAATAAATAAAATTATTTTTCGTTGATATTACTGCACATACAGCGGTTATTTGCATTTTTTGCAAAAGATTTATTTGTACTTCACTTGCATATTTGCAATACACACTGAGATATCAATAAAATCAACACATTTAGATAGCACGGAGTTTTATCTGCTTTTGTCAAACATCAGTAATATCAATGCATTCACATACTTGCATTATTGCAAGTGTTGACATATCTTTGAGGCGTAGAAACAATCTAAACCCAAAAAACATGTTAAACAATCTAAACCCAAAAGAGTTCAGCGAGGTTCTAGGAACCTACGAACTCGAATTTAAAGGAGTCATCCACGTATTAACCGGGCATCTGTTCGGTAGTACTGAAACACTAACTAATTTAATAGGATTAAACTAACCTAATAACTTAAAAAAACTAGCAAAATGAAAACTAAAAAAGAAATGGCGCAACAAATCGAGAGATTAGAAAGCCAATTACAGGAAGTTAGAAATAACAAAAAAGCAGAATTTAATAAATATGATTTTATCAACTCTTTGGAGTTAGATATTATCAATGAGATTAAGAACGGCAATATTGAGGATGAAGACGGAATAAGAGAGTATATAAATAGCGACATAGATAACGCATGTATTTATTATTATACTTGTTTTCAGATAGCAATGGAATTGAATTCTACTGATTTTACCTGTTTTGATAATTTTGGAGAGATCAATAATATTAGCCAGTTAGCTTATGCAGCGTTGGATGAGTACGTAAACGAGGAATTAGATATAAATAGCTTAATTGAATTGATAAACAACAAAGAAACAGTATAAAGACGTTTTGTGGAGGGGAAACCGAAAGGAAGTACCCAATACAAAATAATATTAACCCTTAAAACCCAAAACCATGAAACTAGTATTTAAAAAGGATGATGTAGCTCACATGTGGGCTAATCAAATTCAACAAGAGGGAAGAAACGCCGGCGGAAACTTTTATTTCACAGGTAATACCATCTTCAGCTACGGGGCGCATTTCCCAATAGCAAAACATGTTACTAATAAAAGAGGTGACAATGCTGTTCTTTTTACTTTCCGTAAATATGGCAATACCACAGCAAAACAAATAGGAATAGTCGACAGGTCTATAAATCACCTCAATAAAATACTGTGCTATTGCCCAGGCGAAGGACACATAATTAACCTGGAGAAATACTTTGATGCAATAAAAGGAGAATTAAGCGGACTGGCAACGGCTAAAAAGCCTGAGAAATATATTAATCCGGCAAACTACTTTTTCAATGAATGTATCAAGTACTGCAAATTTTTTGGTATCAAGGTTCCTGCGAACATTAAAAACATAATTAAAAAAGCAGAGAGTGGAAAATACTCTGAATATTTAAAGAAAGAAAGTGCACGAATTAACAAAGAAAGGATAAAAAGAGAAAAGGAAGCATTAAAAATGCACTTTGAAAGCCTAGATAAATGGAGAGCCGGCAAAGGAGAAAGGCTATACAGCCGAAACGAGAATGTTGATTATTTAAGGCACAATGGCAAAAGAGTAGAAACTAGTCAAGGCGTAGAAATACCGACCGAAATAGCAAAAAGGGCTTTTACTTGGATTCTTAATACACTTGTACTGGGAGGGTGCGAAGGAGAGTGCAAATACAAGATAATGGATTATGAAGTAAAGAGCCTGGATACTGAAAAAATAACAATAGGGTGCCACGTTATTAAGATTAGCGAAATAAAGGCTCTAGCAATACAACTAAAATGGTAAAAGGGTTTCTGAAGAGGCTTAAATAGCCGAAACGGGGGAATAGCTCCCCCGTCAAACCCAAAAAACCTAATAACATGAAAACAACAAAAATTAATACTAGAAAAATACAAAACAGGCTAGAATATCTTAGAAAAGAACTAAGAGGCCAATGCATAAGCTACGGCGAATTAATTGAACTTCAATCGTTATCTAAATTTATTGATGCAAATGATATTGAATTATTAGAAGCCGCAGGAATAACAGAATTTAAACCAAAAGATATGTACCGTGTACGTTTATTAAAAGGGCATACGGCTAAAAAAAATCAAATATTCGGTGGCTATTTAGGGAGGCTTGGAGAGCCATACAGCGTACACTATCAATGGAAGGCTGTATATAAAAAACTTGTTTGCAAATAGCAGCAGTTTTGCGAACTGCCAAATAGTTATTTCATACGATAGTGGAACAACTTTTGGCTGGGGGGGTGTTGGCCCATTGAACGCATTTAACGATGCGGTATGGTCTAATTACGACGACTATAAGCAAACATTTGGACTTAAAGACCCTTCAACTGGTGAGACTCTTAGGGGGTTTACGGTTTATTTGGCAGGTACAAATTTTAGGGCTACTTCGGTTCAGGGTAATGGAGTAGATACTTTTTCGTACTATCCATTTCCAACAGGGGGTGGGAGCTCTGAAAAGGCGAAAAGAAGGCTTGCATCAAAAGCTATCAGCGATAATTCCCCTTTTTCTAATTACTCCATACAAGGAGTTCCTCCGGGGAAGTACATACTTAGG